ATATCTAACAGGAACATAAGAAATAAGAGTATCTGCATCCGCATAAACATTAGGAACGTACTCTACGGCAGAAACTAAAACTAATTCCTCTTCTTGTCTATCTATAGAAGTAATTTTAAATAGTTTATCATTTGTACTTCTATAAAAGTCATCTGGATTAATTTCTCCAAAAGTCCATAAATCTCCTTTTTGAGGCACGTTATTGGCCAACCAGCCAGTAACTCCAGGAGAGTTCGTATCAGTAAAGGTTTTTGTCCCATAATCAAATCTTTGAGTCAGTTGTAGTTCTACTAAATCTACACCCGCAGCTGCGTTACCTGTAGATAAAGTTTGAAAAGCAGTATTACTAGCTAGATAAATATCAACTCTATCTGAATCTTGCTTAATGACTCGTAGTCCAATAGGTAAAGTATTACCTGTAATATCACTAGAGGTTATAGCTGGAGAGGTAAAATGTTCTAATAAAACATTTGCATCACCAACAGTAGAATCGGTAACTACTTTACCTCCAAAACCGTATGCTACTCCTGTTGATTTAGTTGACAATGAAATAACTTCACCAACACCTAAACTTATTGCGTCAGTTCCTGTTCTAAATTCTACTTGTCTACGTAAGAACTTAGAAGCAGCAAGCATATACTGTCCATATCTAATCGCTTGACCACGTCTAGTAACTCCTGCTAAATCAAGTTGTTTTATATTTTCAATTTGATTTCTTTCTCTTAATGCTTCGTCATCGTCAATACGAACAACTTCTCTTCTATAATGGTTACTTGGATCAACATAACTAACGTCACACCCAGTAAGAATGTCACTTTCTCTTCCTCCAAAAAACTTCAAAGAAGCCTTTTCAATGTTTGCATCATTAAAGACTGCAACAGGAAGGTCATCTGGCATATCTACGTTAAGAGTTATCTTGCCGCCTGCGTAGTAAAGAAGACCTCTAAAAGTAGAAGTAATCTTATTTAAAGTATCCATCACCTGCGTATCTTCTGTGATTGAGATATCAGTAATAAATCTTCTTTCTAATACACTAGTACCTCTAGGTAGCCCTACTAAGGTATCTCTAACAGAAGTAAATAGTCCGTTAGGTTTATTTCTATAGGTGCCGTCTGCAAGCCCAGAAACGCCATAAAACTTTCCATCGGTGATGTCGCAAGCGTCACAATATTGAGCTACTTTATAAAAAGTAAACTTATCAATATTATCTTCTGGGATAGCTAGCCCATAAGTTTTATTGGTTAGAATGTCATAAATGATCCAAACAGGGTTTTGAGTCCATGAATAAGTAAAGCTACCGTCCCAAATACCTTCGTAGATAGTAGGATTAGCAGCAGTTAATAGAGTTCCTGATCCTTGTTTCTGTAGCCTATACCCTCGTTGAGTATATCCAATGTTAGTTGATTGTCCGTCAATACTAAGAGAACCTGCTTCAGGAACCTCTAATTGTCTCCAATCAATTTCTCCATCAGATAAAATAGGTTGGTTATAGTTACTAGGAACTTTAACTAGAAGACCTTTTACAATACTGGTAAAAGTTGGGACAGAACCTTCATACTCATTAAAAGATTTTAAAGCATAACCAATTACTGCTGTTCTTGGATACGCCATATCATCATTTTCAATTTCATCCCATCCTGTAAATATTACAGAATCTTGTACTCTGTTAGAATCACTATCTCCAGATGTTTTTTCTACTGTGAATTTATATCCAGCAACATCTTTGTTAGCTTCAGGAATTGCAACATCTACTTGAAATTTGAATCGTGTATTAGTTTTTCCGTTAATAGTTTTTGAAACACTAGTAATCTGTGTTGACCCAGTTCTATTAAAAATAGTAATCTTAACACTTAAAGAACCGCCTGATACGTTACCCTGAGAATCTGATTTTTGTAATCCTTGAATAATAAAGTTAAAACGAAGTTTATCCCAGTCTTTTACGCTGGTATCTTGTAGGCTAACCTTTGCTGCAGGAACTCCCTCAACATTGCCGTTTTTGAGCTGAACAGCGTTTTGCAAAGTTTGAGGAGTGACAGTTTCTGCACCAAATACAGGAAGTGCAGATTGAGTAAGAGTTCCCGTAGTGCTTAATGTTTTAAATACGGTATTATTTTCTTCTCCATCCCCATCTATGTTGATTAAGTCGTCAATAGTACCTTCGTTAAGTTCAATATCTTGAGGACCATTAGGATTAATTCTGTAAACAGGACCTTCTCCTAAAGCGGTAGCAGCAAATAGAATATCAGTAGAAAAAAGAGTATTTGGATCTTCTACTGCAGCAGGGGCTGCACCTCCACCTTTTCCTCCGCCGCCTTTATTAGATAACCTAATGCCATCACAAATATAGTTATGATGTGTGTTTACTGTTAAATTATAAACAGGTTCTTGTAAATACTTGTTATTTGTAAGTGATAAAATCTTACTTTTACTATTATCTTCTAAAGTAAGAAATTCTCCAATTTGCCAATCTTTAGTCTCTTTATATTCGTTATCTTTATCATATAGATAGTGGTTATCAGTAACAGTAAACTCACCTTTTTCGTGAACTACTTTTACTAGATAGCCTTCAGTCTCTTCTGGAATATGCTCCCAAGTTTTTTCAACAAACGAAGTCCACTTATTGCCTGCCTCATCAAAACAGTAAACTTTGTCGCCAATTTTTAGCGTTTCAATAGGAGTTGCCCCTTTAGGAGTAGATACTAATGCTCCTGCGGGAAAACAACCACCCTTTGCTCCAGAGATGTATGGAACAGCGGAACCTTGGACTTGTACATATTTTCTATATGCGTTCATTATTAAAAACTCTCTGAGACGTTTACAACGTCATTTTTACCATGATTTCTACTTAAAATATAGCCACTGAGCATTTGTCCGGCAACCCTATTTAACCCATAGTTTAGCCCAACAGGAACATTTGAGGTGATATTGTTTCTAAGTCCGTCAAAAGCATTATTGTCTGTTCTTGAGCCTGCATCAGTAAACTGCCTTCTTTCAGGGGCGCTGGGTGCTTTAGCCATTGCAGCCATAATCCCTGATAATGCTACAGATACGCCAAAAGCTGCAATTTGTCCATAAGTAATTCCAGCAATAGCTGGTGTCGCCAATCCCATTGTAGGTCCCACAGCTCCTACCACAGCAGGGGCAGCAAAGACAGCAAGAGCTACGATTCCAATACCAATTGCCACTGTTGCAAATCCACTTTTTCCTCCGCTAAGAGAAGGAACTAAATAAAAAGTATTTTGAGATAATTTTTTATTAACATAAATATCTTCATTATTAATTAACTTTTTTTTATTATTTAGCAGGAACAACTCTTCGTCAAATTTACCATTCTTAAGATTTTTTACTAGTTTAGAAAACTCAGGATAGTTAGAAACCATATACGAAATTAGATCAAAATAGTCATGGCAATTAACTTTTACTGAGCTTTGATTCTTAAAGTATTTTTTTAAAGACTTATGAATATTTAGTGTGATCATCTAAAAAGCCTCAGAAACCCTAACATCGTCATTTTTACCATGATTTCTAGTTATAATATATCCGCTGATAACTTGCCCTGCGACTCTAGTTCTTCCATAAGTTAAAGGAATATTATTATCACTACTCGTAGTATTTTGTAGTCCCTCAAAAATGTTATTATCAATTCTTTCTTGTGCGTCAGGAGTTTGTCTTTCTGGAGGCTTAGGAGGTTTTTGTGTAAACAATCCTTGTATACCACTTAATAACAAGTTCATTCCAATACTTCTTGCGATAGAACCGATAGTAGCGGACCCAAACAAACTAGTTCCTGCTAAACTAGGAGCGATAGCAGGTAAAGCAATTAAAGCAACAGCAAAAGCCGCAGCTAGAAAAAATCCACCTTTACCTTTACCTCCCGCTAACATAGGAACTAAATAAACTTCTTTATGCTCATCTCTAAGTCTATTAAATTCAATAATTCTTTTATCTATTAATTTTTTATTCATATCTAGCAAAAGTAAATTTTCGGTTACTTTTTCATTTTTAATATGATTAATATAACGACCTAAATCAGGAAATAAAAAAGTTAGAGCTGATACTATGTCTGTAAAATCTTTACAAACTACAGTATGGCTGTCTACTTTTGTATACTTTCTTAAAGATGAATGAAAGTTAATTTTTATTTTCAACTTAAATGCTTATCCTTAAATTCGTCAAATCTAATTGCGTCAATTGCTTTATCTAACCAATAGATATAGAATTTATTATTAAATCCGACTACAAAATTAAATTCTTCAAAAACAGCCCCTCTTTTATCTTCTTCACTAGGAATAGGGTTTTCATCCCCAGGATGAGAATGAAATATGCCCCAACAATCTTCCTCATACTCTAAAAGAGTCTCAGGGTCAACAATAAAACTATCTTTTGGGAAAGGACTGATATTTTTACAAGGAACGTATTTGAATGCTTTTGTAATTAGTCCACAACATTCTTTGGGATACTCAGCCTGAGCGTGTTTTCCCATATCAGTTACTAGTTGTTGAAAAATCTCCATTATTTATCCCCTTCCACCTAAAAGCTCCCATAGTATATTGAATGTAGTAATTACCATAAGGGGCAATCCAAGATGTATGATCAATCATTGTTTGTAAAATTTTATTTTTAGCTACATATAACGCACAATGATTTACACAATTTGTTGAACCTAAACTCATTATTACAACATCAAACGGCTTAAGCTCTGTTACTTTTATTTCAGTCCATCCCCATTTGTCATTTCTAAATTCTTCAAATGGATGTTCGTGTACTTTTGTATACCAATTTTCATCGACAATGTTACAAAAATCTTGAGTGGTATAAGGAATAGTTATTTGTTTTTCTTCCTTGTACACATGACGTATTAAATTAAAACAATCAATTCCTTTCTCAACATCTTGTCCTAAATGTACGTAAGGAAACCCTACATATTTATTATACCACATTTATATCTTCTGCACATTTAAACCTATATATTGTATATATTTTATCTCTCCACTCATCGTTTAGTTCTTCAATTCTAGAGTGCTCATCTTCCATTAAATGTATAAATTTATTTCTCTCAATATACAAACCAAAATGAATAGGTCGTCCCGCTTTAGTCTTAAATAATATTACATCATATTCTTGTAGTTCTGTCAAATTAACTCTTCTTGCAAACGAATCTGCCCAGTCAGTTAATTGTTTAAAAGTTAACATCTTAAAAAAATTCTTACCAATGGTATTACTACCGCCCGGCATATCAATAACAGGCCATATTTTGTTAATCACGTTACTACCTAATTCGCCCATAAATATTTGATTTATTAGTGTAGCACAGTTGTTATTTACATAATCATGTTTTATACCTAAGTATTTTGTATAGTCTGTTCTCATTATCTAGGTAATGTTCTACCTGTTCCAGGAAAAGCCCCAAAATGAATAGTATTGTTTCTAATTTGGCAGGATTCAAAACTCTTACCACATTCATCTCCATCTGCACTTCCTGCAATTTGGTTATTAGCAGCAATAGGGTTAGTATTACTTGTGTTTTGTGTTCCGGGAATAGATAATCCTCCTGGTCCAGGATATTGGCATTCTGCTCCTTTGTATTGCCACTGACAAGTATTTTTATAAAATTTTCTCTTAGGAACAGTAAGCTTAAAGTATTGTAACCAACTAGTAAGAGAAAATGTAGCTATTTGTTCATTCAGACCTTCTAACGCATCTATTTTAAAAGTATCTAGAATATGTGCTTCCTCATCTGCATCAGGATTATCAATAATAAGAGCAGTCCCGCTAACTACGTCTAAGGCAGCATTTGTAGTAATAAATCTTTCTTCACTGATAGCCTCAATAGTAGCTAAAAATGCATTATCAAAAGTTCTTACATTGTCTCCAACTCTATAAGGAGTGGCAGTACTAACCTCAATAACATTATTTTGAGAAGTTACTACCTTTGCGTACTCAGGCCAAAAGTCTAAGAAGTTAGCAAAAGTAGATTTAATCTCTACTACGCCACCTAATAAATCTCTGGAATCTGCTTTTTCTCGTTTCCATGTCCCATTGACCTCTTCTGTGGTAGTAATAGTAAATGAAGCATTTACACGCCCATAACTATCAACAACTGTTTGATCAAAGTTTAGTCCATTACTTCTAGCCCTACTCAGGACATCTCTATGTTCTTGTTCAACATAGTCAGCTCCTGTTTGTACAGTTCTTGGATCAATCCCAGTTACAACCTCTCCATTAACTGTTGCATAAACTGCGTTTGCAGTATTATTTCCTAATAAATCAGGGTCTTCACAGAGTTGGGTAATTAAATTATCAAAGTTAGAAATAGAAACAGTAACATCATTGATTGTTCCTGTAGAGTCTGTGCTAATGCCTCCGCTGTTTATAGGTAGAGGGGTAAAACTTTGTCCTTGATAAGAAACATTGTAAGTAACGTCTGTATTTATATCACCCCTAACTTCTGCAAATCTAAAGGGAAATCCATCAGGCCAAGCACGTCCTTCACCTGCGTTAGTAGGATTCCCTGCGTCATTGTCTGGATACCACTCTCCTGGGTAATAAATGGTATATAATCTCACTAAAGGACTTTGAACAAAAGAATTTTTTTCTCTAATGAAATTTGAATTAGTTATACTAGTAATTTGAAAAGTAGTTCCATCAATTTGTTCACTAAAAGAAGGAACTGTAAAAGGAATAGACTCAGTATTACCAGTGTCTACTCTAACATCAATAGTATCAACCTTATCTGTAATCCAGTTATCAAAGTCTACACTATAATTAAAAGTATCAGTGGACTCAGGAGCCTGGTTAATAACAATAACACCGAAGATTTTAAGAAAGAAACTATCTGTATTTCTGAAAAATCTTCTCAGACCTGTTTTCGTTAAATTGAGGTTGTTTTCTGACGTAATAATTTCAGGAATTGGTTTAATATCAAATCCAGTGTTTCCAAGCGTACTGCTAGGAAAAGTAAGCATACTTTTGTCTAGTCGTCTTCCTTGTACAAAAACTGAAAAACTATCAGCGGTTACATTAGCTAAACTTAGTGCTGCTGCAGGTAAAGAAAAAGTATTAGTCGATCCATCTATTTGAAAAGAATTACCGTTAACAGTTACCGGAGAGGTATTATTATAACTCACACTAAATCCGTCTGTGGTTACGATATTGGTTATTGCACGAGCGTTTTCACTAACAACAAACTCATGATTAACATTGGAAACTTTTACTTTTACGTTACTGGTTCCAGTATCTACGTCTATAACGTAGGCAGAAGACCCTGTAGTGTTACCTAAAATAGTATCACCAGGCAAAACGGCTTCCGGTTTGTCTACTGTTAAAATAAAGTCATACGTCCTAGTTGACATTAATCATATACCTCTTTTAAATTGAAAGAGACTGTATAAAAGTTGTTTTCTAAACTTGTTCCAGTCGATAAGACATGAGAAATTCTTAATGGCCCATCAAATCTTGTCTGTATTGTACCATTTTCATTTATGTGGGTCAAATCAAAAGTAAACGACTCAAAGTTACCGCTTCTAGCGCGATAAAATGTTTCAATTGCTGACTTTTCTACTCCACTAATGTTTGTATAGTTTATACTGAAGTTGCGCTTTGATCTACGACTTCTTAGACGGCGTTTTTCATAGCCCGCTTGTGATTCAAAAGCAATCATATCAAATTCTGTTTCAGTGGTGTATCCTTTATCAGGTTTTCTATCTGCCATAGAATTAAACCTGTCAAAAGTATTAGGAGCAGAAGCATCAAAATGTCGAATAACTAAAGTATCCGCAGAAGTTAAAGGTGAGTGAATTTTAGTTAAACTTGTACGAGGTGTAGCAAAGTTAGCTTTATAAACGGGAGTATTATTTACAAATCTAAAGGAATCTACATAACCATCTAAAGATTCAAGAGTTCCAAAACCAATTCTACCAATTTCTACATTGCCTGTAGGAGCAATAGTAATAGGAGCAGTATTGTCTTCAGCTACTTTTGTTCCATCTACAAATAATTTAATTAACTCAACTTCACTTTCATAGGATACAGCAACGTGATACCAAGTTGAAGCAGAAATAGAACCGCCTTGTAAATCAATAGCATCTGTTCCACTTTCAGCAATTCTAAACTGAATTGCGTCGTTAGCTAACCTACTAAGTTTAACAAAATTACTTGCATCAGTAATGTGACTAAAAACAGTATTAGCAGACCCTGTGGCATCAAAATTAACAAAAGCTTCTATAGTGAAATCACTTGTATATCTAAAATCTGCAGAATCTGCAAAAGCAAGATAGTCACCTGTGCCATCAAACTGAACAGAAGAATTTCCATACTTTTTTGTAGAGTTTAAATTAACATCTCCAACTACAGTTCCAGCTCCTCTAGCTTTAGGACTTTCATCTGTGAAATTAGTTTCAAAGTTTAAAAGAAGTACTGTATCATTAGCTTGTCCAATTGTAATACCTGATGTACCTAAATTTCTAGAAATTGATCCTGTAGTAGTTTCTGGAGCAGTATTAGTAGCAGGATAATCAAAGTCTGCGGAGTTCTGAGTAACACCTGATACAGTAACTAATAAGCTTTCTTTACCTTCAGAAGTAGCAAGCATATCAGGAAGAGGAAAGTTTTGAGTCTCTCCATTAATTACATAACTATTGCCCGATACAATCGTTGCATCTGTGTTACTGTAGGATACGAGTCTAGTGGTAGGATAGTTTCTTACGGTTCTGAATCTGGAGGGAAGATTGATAACACGTAGTTCTAAAGTACTTACGTCAGGGGCTGCTGCAAATGACACAGTCGCACCTGAATTAGTAATTGAATAGGTTGCTGTATCTTGGATAATACCGTCCGCAGTAACAATTACTTCTCCTGGATGGGTAGCCACAGTAGAAATATTAAAGTTAGTAGTACTGCCTGTAACTGAATAGATATCAGTAGTGATGGTAGAAAAAGATGCAGTAGTTATAGTCGCATCTGATGGATACGTTGCCATTAGATAGTCCCCCTAATTCCTCTACGAATTGGTCCATTGTTTCGTAAGTCTCTTGTAATAATATCAACGATAAGCCCTTCTGGTGTAACAGAAATGTTGGGCTGCTCAGCAGTTTCTTGTGGAGTTCCTTGGTTATTCATGTTAACCACAACGTTGTTTGCGGGTATCTGACCGTGTGCATTCATTGCATTTAAAGCAGAACCTCCGATTGCCTTAGCCATTGGTTTGCGAATGACAAATTCGCCAGGCTCTAATAGAGTAGGAACTCTATCTCTCAACATCCCACCACTTGCCATTTTTTTAACTAAACCGCCGTGCGCTGTTATAGCAAAACCGCCGGATCCACCAACAGAAGGTAGAACAGGCGCAGTAGCAGCAGTCAAACCTGTTCCGCCGCCGCCACCGCCAAAAATACTACCAAAAATACTTTCACCAAATCCTAGTATACTGCTAAAGAATCCTCCTCCACCAGAGCCTCCAATGGAACCAAGCCCTTGGAATAACTGTCCAACGAAATCAAACACTCCTTTTCCTGCTTCTAATAGGGCGTTTCCAAAATCACCTAAAACATCTCCAATTTTACTAAACATGTTCATTAAGAAGTTTCCGCCGGTGTCTGAAGCCGCTCCTAATTCATCAACATCAAGAGCGGCTGCGTCACATGAGTTTTTCAATGCTTCAGCAGGGTCTGTAATACCTGGTATAGGTAACTGTACTACTCTTTGCGCTGTACCCGTAGAATCAATAGTATCTTCAATCTTTTTGCCGCCAAGATCAATGCCTAAAAGATCTCCAACGACTCCAAAAACTTCTTCTTTAATGGGCTCAATGATAGTAGCTTCAAGAATTGCCATCTGCACGTCTTGGACAATTGCAACAACATAATCACGTAATC